AGTAGAGAGAGTCACTGATAAAGCCAGCTTGATCAGAAACTTGAATACGGAGATCACGTCTTGAACCCATAATGGAACCAGTTTTAAGGTTACCAAAAACTGCAAGAGCGGTATCTGCAGCAGGTGTTGGATCTTTTGACAATACCTGTGTGTAAACAACTGGATATCCAAACAATGTCGGGTTAGGACCAGGAGCTGCAGTAAGATCGAAGAATCCGTTTCCAGACAATGCGTCAAGATCGTTGCATACGACCTGCTGAAAAAATGCACGGTTCATATAGAATTTAGCATCAGAAGTGTCAGCATATTCTGGAATAGCTGCAGTTAATTTACGCAGGTCAGCAAGAGTAGTTGCATTCCAGTCACCAGTTACGTTAGCACCAGTGTAAATCCAACCTGCATTAGTACCACCATTAACAGCAGCAATAGCAGGAACAACACCAGTGATACCACCATATGCTGCTGTACCATCACCAAGGAAGGTAGCAAGGTCTTCATTGTATGCCATTACATATGCCATATCTTCTGCTAATGCTGCACCAATGTCAACAAGGGAGTCTTCTTGAAGTTCTGAAGAAACCTGTGTAAGAATTGCAAGCTTTTTAGCAAGAACCTGAACGTTAGTAAAGGTAATTTGTGAAGCAGTGATGTTGGTATTTTCCGCTGGCCAATAAGCAGTGGTAGATGCACTGTTCTTTGGAACGTTAAGGTTATCAGAACTCATACCCATAACACGAGCATTCTGACGCATAACACCAAATTTATCACGAAGGAAGATAATTTCATTTGCAAGGATCTGTGGAACAAGATATCCACCGTCTCCATCTGCAGCTTCATTTTGGCCTTTAGTGTAGTAGCCATTTTCAACTAACCATTGATGAGCCTTTTTGTCATTACGGCCAATCATTTTAGCCATCTGACCAAATGCATAACCCATCTTGTCTTTTTCGTAACGGGTTTCAGGAGAGAATCCCTTTACATTGTTATAGGATGTAGATCCTGGGATGATAATATCACTCATTTTTTTAACCTCTGTAGTAGTTGTTGAAGGAACAGCGGAAATTGCTTTAATCATTTCAGCTTTGTCCTCAAGAATTTTGTTTTCATCAAGAAGACTTTTTGCTGAATCCAAATCAGCATCTTCCTGTTCTAAAATATTTGTAGCCTTGATCGCATTTTCAGCTATTTTGGCTTGGATTTCTTCAAGTGTCATAATGTATCCTTTAGTCGTGTACTTTGACTAGATCCTATATCTCAATGCAGCTTTGAGTAGATCTCTTCTCATAGCTTCCTTTTCAATATTAGTTTCTTTTGTTTTTATTTCTGGTTCACTTGGTATTTCTACGTCACGCAGATTTTCCCAAACCAATTTAGCCAATTTTTTAGATTGACTACGAGAAAGATCTAAAGCATCACGCAAAGATCTCTCACATTCTTTTATATTACTAGGTGATTTGGCAACTAATGATTTCATATTATCCATTTCCATCATCATTGTTGCTTCTTCACTCATAGATAATTTACCAACTACGTCCATTGCCCTGTTATGGAATTCTTGAAGGATAGCGTTAATGGTAGCAGGATCTTTGCTAGTCTCATAAACACCTAATACTCCTTCAATCATTCTTTTATATAAACAATGCATAACATCTGAAAGTAAATCTTCCTCAATACCGTCGAAAATTGTCATAGAAATTTCATCAGGACTTGCACCTATCATCTCTAGACCTTCAACCATATCGTCTACGGATTCACTTTCATCTTCATACTCACCATTTTTCATTGGCATATTATTTGAAATCATCATCATATAATCGCCATATTCTTTATCTTCCATACGTGCCATTTCTTCTCTAGATAATGGTACAAATCTACCCATCTCATCATAATATCTTTTAGTAGCAACCATATTTCTAGATTCTGCAGGTGTTGGAGTTAAGGAAGCTTCTGCAACTGGCCATCTTTTTATTTGATATGATTTACCCATTCTTTCACGCTCCACCATATGACTAGCAGCACCAGAACTTAATCCTAATTTACCCATTTTAGCCATCTCATAAATCATTTTAGAATAATCATCAGCCATATCTAATTGACCACGCAACCAGATACCAATATCATCCATTTTGATTTGAGCATAACCAATTTTATTAGTTTTTATCTTGCTGTCCATTCCGTGATTATAATAAAGACCAATTCCTGCTTCTTTACCATTAGAAAGATCTACTCCAAAGTCAGTAAGTTTGGTAAAGTATTCATTTTCTAAATCTGTATCACTAGGACTTCCAAAGCGTACAAGATAGCCACTTACAAGTCCTTTACCGTTTACTTTTATATTGTCAGCTAAAAATGTTTTTACGCTTTTAATTGGATCAGGTATTACTCTTAATGCATCAGCTCTATGTACTACTGTTTGTTTAGACAGTACATCATTACCTTCTTGATCTTTCTGTATTAATTCAATAACATAAGCTGGATCATCTTCTGTACCTGTTAAAGTATAACCACCAAGAGAGCTATTTACTTCTCCATCAGTTCGTACATCAACAATTTTGCCTCTAGCTACACCGCCAGAAGCATTCCAAGATACATAGCTATCTATTTTTAGATCTTCAGGTTTTGCTTTTAACATTAATTTTCACCATAATACCAATTATTAATTTTATTTTACGATATTTAGGATATAAAAAAACATCATAACTTTTTGGTTATGATGTTTTGTCGTTAGCATTCTTGAATATTTGAGATAGTTTTATCTTGTTTATATCTATTTCAAAGAATTCTTTTACTCTCTCATCCCTATCGCCATTCAATATATGATTAGCAAAAATACATCTACATTTAGTATTAGTGTGATCCATCTTCTCTTGAATATATTTCTGATGCCAATCTTCAGCCTGTTTTTTAAGATTTTCTATTTCTTCACGTAATTTATTATTGTCTGCCAACACTGATTTATAAAGATCATACCCAATAGAAATATCTGTCATCCAATTTGCCTTACTCGATCTTCTAAATTTTTAATCTTTTCTAGAAAACACTCTTTGCAATGTGGTGCTAATTCTTGATCATAATAGGTGTAAAGAACATAGGCTTTCTTTGCACTATTACATTCACAACAAGCATAAATTTCTTGTTGATCTTTATCCAAAAACAATAAGAATAAAAATCTAATCAAATTTGTATCCATTATTTTTTGCAAACTCCCTTTTATCTTCAGTAGGCAAAGCAAGAAAATTATTATAATCTTCTATCAATTGGTTCATAAGATAGTGGATATTTTTCATCTTGTTTTCACCTGTTTCGCAAGTTGATTCGAAGTAAACAATATAAGACCATCTACCAATTTGCTCTTTTTTAGTAGCCTTGATCCACGCTTCTCCATCAATCTTTTCTAGAGTGACGTTGTAGAATCCTAAATTCTTGATTTTACTAAACATATTTATATTATACGCTTTATTGTTATAATTCTAAAGCATAGTCCTTTTTATCACGCAGCATTTTTGTTGTTTGAATACACTTCCATATATTTAATTCACTCTTCATTTGTTTATCATCTTTCACAACAATGTTATGTTTCTTCAAATAAAACTTGAAAGCGTCTTCTATTTGTTTCTCTGTGTAGTTCATAATAACCTCTACGTGTATAATATCATAGGTTATAATTTATGCAAGGATATCGATATGAATTTTTATGTACCTTATGAATCGCCTAATAAACGTTATGGTTTTAAGGTTAAGTGGGATCAATTTGGCAGGGGAGTGAAGGAAGACTATTATGATAAGACTGAAGAAACATTGATTAAGAAGTTTGAAGACACAATTATTAAGTTAGCTAAAGAAGATAAAGAACAATTTAGTATGATTGAGCTTGGAAGTAATCAAGCATACTATACTCTTTTGTTTAGAGCTATATTGAAATCACTAAATAAATATAGTTTTTGTGTTTGTGTAGAGCCTAATCCTGAACACTTGATGCGTGGTCAAATACATCTAGAAAGTAATGGTTTTGTTACATATTTTAAAGATTGTATCATTGGTGATTACAAAACTATAAAAGAAGATCTTGATGAGAGTAATTTGCCTGGTGGAAGTGATTTTCTTCTTAAGAATCAGAAACCTATTATTACTTTGCAACAGTTTATGTTCGCTTATAATTTATATGAATTAGATGTCTTACAATGCGATGTTGATCATAGTGAGTGGAGTGTATTAGATAGCTCAAAAGAAATATTCAAAGATAAGAAAATCAAACATATATTCCTTGGCACTCATTCAGAAAAATTACACGATAGATGCAAGAAATTCTTATTAGAGTGTGGATATAAACTGAAATTTGAAGAACGTAATATGGTGATAGGATACGATAGCTTGCTTATTTTTGAAGCATAGTGTAAAATAATATTAATCACATAATTGTTTATTTATTCCTGCTAATAGGCATAAGAGGACTAGAAATTCTAGTCCTCTTTTTTTTAGTTATATTCCCTAAAATTCTGAACATAACCTCTAACTGCATCTCTGCCTTTAGGAATAGGATATTTGATATAATAAACCTTTTCTTCTGATAATGGTTTTTGCATCTTTACAAATTCTGCTTGAGGAAAAAATTCCTTTAGTCCCCATTCAAATCTCTTGTAATCTTTAACAACCTTAGATATATCTTTTTTCATCTAATCTTCCATCGAGTTTTCTAATAAATAATTGTTTATTGCTAGAGTAATATCTTTATTATGATCTGTGAAAAACAAAATCATAGCCATACAAGTTCGCTGCTTAACTCCTGATGTAGCGTGAGTCAATTCATATACATAGCTTTTCAAAACACTATATACATCTTCATCACTGTCGGCGAAAGATTCTATTGCATTATAAAGATCTTGCTTTTTAGTAGGTAATTCGTTCACATAGATATACTATCATTGGTTATATAGATATGCAAGAAAAAACCCACATATTTCAGTGGGTTTACAATTATTTATGGCTGCTAATAGAAATATGCTTCACATATCCTGTTGAAGCAAATACTTCTGATAATGATTGTAATTTTTCAAATTTCACATCAGTAGAATCAATAACAACTTTATTCTTTGTTTTTAGAATAATTTTATTTGTAATTCCTGATGTAATCATTTCAATACAGGTCTTTATCATCGGGTTGTTTGTTTCAATAAACTCAATCGTGAAAGTGCTTTTCATATCAATCCCAACTTTCTAACTAAACTTCCTACAACATTATAATAGCATAGGTTATAAACTAATGCAAGAAAAAAGACTAGAGAAATCTAGTCTTTTTCTTTCCCTCCAGGAAACTTTAAGAGTCTTTTCTTTCTCTCATAATTTTGTCTCGTTCTTTTTTAGAGAAAGTATATCCTGCATCACCACCCCAAAGTGCCCAAGCAATTCTTCCGTTACTAGGATATCCTTTTTCACCAGCACTAAAACCTTCAGCTTGTTTGTCTACTTCGTGTCTGGCTAAAAAACTATAAATATCTAGAACATCTTCATCTGATAATTCTTGTCCTGATATTATTTGTTTAGCTCTATCACTACCTACAATAGTTCCACCACGTCCAAATTCTTCTCGCCAAGCTAATCCTCTTGCAGCTTCTTCTTTCATACCTCTAGTTGGTAATGCTTTTAAACTTCTTATAGGTGATGGATTACGGCTCTCTGTAGGAATAGGAGTAGATTCTGGATGATAAATTTGTTCATCTGTTGGGTTGTAATCGTAACCTATCATACGTTTAGCTTCTGCACGATCAATAATGCCAGCTTTGTATAGTAATTCAGCCTTCTTTGCTGCTTGGTAATCATCATCTTTGAGTGCTTTGATTTCAGAAAGGTCCCAATCAAAGAAATCGCCCTCTTGTGATTCAACATATTCTGTAAGTAAATCTTGTGTAATGCTTTCTGCCAATACTCTTAATAGCGGAATAACACCATTATCCCAAGCATTACGAGTAGCTTCTTGCAGGTTGCTATAGGT